CTAACATAGTTAAGCCTAGCGCATCAGATTGGTCAGAGTCAATATATTCACGTACTTGTTTATAACTATTCGCATTAATTGGTAGCGCGATCTCATCAATACGTGCCTTATTAGCGTTCTCTTTTTCTTTAAGTAGCTTCATGTCTACTGGCATGCCATTATTCTGGAAGTCTAAGCAATACTTAAGAGTCAGAATATCTAATCTATAGTTATAATCTTCTCTCATGTCTAAAACTTGCTGCCAAACTTGTGGCATGTAGTAAACATCTGTTGCGGCGTAAATTAGCTGGTCATGTGTTAGCTCTTTATTCCACTTAGATTTCTGCAGCACCTTTTTATCAAGGTCTTGGTCATCATAGGGGTCTGTGCCGAGCGCATAAGTGAATACAGCATCTAGTGAAAACTTAGCATGTTCATAGTAGTGCAATTTAGACAACAAAAATGTGTCATCAAATAGCTCTGGCGCCCAATATCGACCGAGATTAGCCTGAATTGTGCTTATATCATAGCTTGCGTTATGAATAACTAAGTGTCTGTCTTGTAATAGAGCTGCGAGCTCTTCAATATCTGGACGTTTAACTAATAATACTTCTTGCCAGTCTTCTTGAAAGAACTGAGCCAACATTATCTCGCCGTAAAGTCCTGCAGTTTCTGTGTCGAAGAAGAGTGGGGTATCTTTTAGATAGCCTACAAGTTCTTTCAACTCAATGAATTTGTATGGTGTGTTCAAAAATTTCTCCTCAGAAATAATAAGGGCCTACAGAATAGGCCCTTATGTTATTTAGTTATAGTCTTGGCTTAGCAGAATCCTCAACTGTTGATTGCTCTTCAAAACCTTCGACACTAGTGTCTACGCCTTCAAAGCCGCCGTCTTCCTGAACACCAAAATCAGCTCCTTCAGAAAATTCAACAAACTTAGTTAGCTGAACAGCATCTAAGTATAGAGTTACACCATGCTGGTTACCTGGAGCAGAATAAACACCCATAGAACCTGAAATAGCACCCTTAGAACCATTACCAATCTTCTTGCCGCCTAAACTAATTTTATTAGCTTTAGCATTATAGATTGCAATTTCTTTATCTGTGCCATCAGCATAAGTAGGGTTAGTTTTAAAGATAAAAGAGAAATTACCTGTCTCTTTGTCGTCTTTTTTCTCTGGCTTATAGCCCATGGATTTAGGCTTCTTAGCACCCTTAGGTTTGTTATCATTCCAGAACTCTTCGAGTTTATCTATTACTGTCTGTGCAGTATCTTTATCTAGAACGATATTTGCTGTGTATTTTTTATTGCCGTTCAAGTCTTCACGACCCTCACCATCAATAAACATCCATTGTAAATCGCCTACTGGCGTTGTTATCTTTTGTGTTGACATATTATCACCTTTTAGATTGTTTAGAAAATACTGCTTTCGCAGCTCGTATCTGGTTACTGTTTCCAGGGCTGACGTATCGTCTCAGCAGCTTAACGTTAAACTGCTTCATGTTAATCAGCAGCAAAAAACTTAATTTCATTAATTATAACATAAACAAAATTTAATTCAATAAATTTAATGAAAATAAATAGCTATCAATCAGCCATTAACTGACTATAGGGATACCATTCATCTTTATGCTCTCTCATTAATTCGTACGTTGAATTAATACTATGAACGTATTCAGTAAATTCAAGATAACTAGAATCTTTATCTTTTGCTTCGTCAAATAAGAGCTCTAAATACTGGCAAAACTGCTTCATTGTATAGACAGAGTCTCTTGTAGCTATATAAACAAATTCGGCTGCGTCATCAAGTACCTTAACTCGCTTGGTCCAAGTGTAGTGATTTGGATATAGTTTGAGTTTTTTATTAGCATAAGTTAACTCTATGTCAATAAAAGTCTTAAAATCTCTTATCCTTTCTTTATTAACTGCAGGGCAGCCAGGTGCTTCTGGGTGTGTTAGTTGAAACAAATCATAGTTTTGGTGTGTCATTTTTATCTCCTAATTTAGTTGTTTGGTCTTCGAATGTTTTAGGTAATAGAGTCATAGGTATAGCTGGAAACATACACTTATAGTCTTTTATACCGTTACTTGTTGTTGGCAGCTTATTGATACCATACTTTTTTAACGCTACTGTTAGTGATTTCTTACTCGCTTGGCCGTCTGGAGATGAGTGAACTAATAATTCATATAGCTTATTCTCACTTACATACGAAGTGCTTGTAAATGGATTATAGTCAGCTATATCTATAAGCTCTTGAATCTCTTCAATCAAGCTATGTTTTAAGCAAAACACAAGTTTATCAATCGGTGCAAGCATTGATCCAATCAATTTATACTTATCACCTGAAGCTAGGGGTTTGTTATACTCGTCCATCGATAGTGATTTAACCTCAGTAGCTAAATAATAGCAGAAGTCTTTTATCTCTGCCTTAATCTTATCTAAGACTTGCGTCATGCCGCCTGCAGCTTCAACCCAGTCAGCCTCAGCTATAGGTGTTGGCGTACTAATTAACAAGATACGTCTGTCTGCTTCCTCAACAATCAGTGGATTACTATTAGCTGTCATGATAAATGTTATAGCGTGCTTAATGTTGTAACCATCAGCTCTCATCTGTCTAATCTGAATCGTATCTTTACCTGTATAGGCCTTAATCTTACCTAGGGCTTCTTGCTTTTGCGCATATACTTGTAGCTGGTTTCCGTACTCATCTAACTGTACGAAGTATTTGTCCATAATCCAGCCGTTGTGCTTCTCTAAGAATTCATTAGTTGTTGGCCGAGCTATATAGTCAAACTCAGGACCTAGAATCATATCTAATATATTCACAAATGTGTCTTTGCCTGAGCCATGTGTGCCTAAGAAGTATAGGACTACTGGGCTATAGGCGAAAGTTGTAAACTTAGTTCTAAGAAAGCTTAGGACATAATTCCGAGTGCGCTTATTAGGTATGAAAGTCTCTAAGAAATTCAATATAGTCTCTGGCTGTTTATATAACGGCGCATAAGGCTCTGGATTATTAAGAATACCTAGTTCTGTCGACTGCCTGAACAAGTTATAAGCTAATTGTTCTCCATCTGGTGTATCAATCATGAATTTACCTGACGGAAGCTCTGGCTGCGTCACAGTTTTTATTAACGGGGTTAATCTCTTCATTTCTGGTCGCTTCAAAGGTGTCGCACTAATAACCTCAACATGTGAAAACGCCTCAGCCTCACGATTAAATGAGCAGTAGTTATCTGATAGCTGGCTTGCAACATAATAAGTCTGTTTAATGTCGTCGTAGAAAAGCTCAACTAACTCGTCACGTTTAGTGTGAATACTCAGACCTTTAGATTCCCAATGCTTGTCATATTGCCAGATGCGCTCACCATTTATCGCAGCCTTACCCTCAATCATTGGGTCAATGATAGTACTGTCTAGCTTACGGCTCGGTATAGGATCATCCCACAAGCTATTGATAAGTTCTATGGACCTAACATATAGCTCTTCATCAACTGATGTGTCACTACCTAGGATCGCCGAAACTTTTGACAAGTATTCTGAGCCGCGACCATCAGGTACATCATTAGGGTGTAAGTGACCATTAGCTACATATTCTGGTAATGACCTGAAGTCTTTTGGAGTCAAAATTTTAAACAACTTAGGCACAAAGTGACCTTTAATAAGAAAAAGCTCTAAAATTGGGGCTAGAGATAGTCCATAAGACCTATTTGATGTGTGAAACTCTTCACGCTGCACGTCACCTTTAGCTAAGCTATATTGTTGGTGCAAATTCTCTAATAGTGACACAATAGTCTGAGGCATATCAAAGAGGTCTGGGAAGTCTTCAATATTCTCAATGTCCCAGGCTTCTTTTGACCCGTTCTCATCTGTTGGTAGATATACAAAGCCGTTATTCGCGAAATAGTCAAGCTTAATTAGCGGCGTTTGTAGACTAAAGTTCTCTGCTAATGTCTTTATAGTATGCGGAAATTTATATAAGAGCGTGCCGCCTTCTTTACCTTTAGATACAAACCTAAATGTATACTCAGGGTCTAGTGACTTGAATAGTTCCCATGTTTTCTTATCATCACAATCTATTGCGACTAAGCAATTCTTTTCACCTGTCAACACACCACCTATAGATGTTGCGTGCTCGTTAAATGTTTCTTGATATGTTACTTTCCAACCTGCCTCAAATATCGGAGTAGTTTTCTTGCCGTCTTCTAGCCTGACAAGTTCGCCTTTTAGAGGTACAGTGTGAAAGCCATAATCTATGAATGGCTTAATCGACTTCACTGAGCTGCCTCCACATTACATGCCTGCCACTTACCTTGCGGCCAATAGCCGTCAAATTTGCAATTCAATGGACAAGCCTGGACCTCTAGGACGTCATTATCTAACCATTTAGGGAATAAATTAGCATACAAAGATATTTTGCGGTCTTCGTCAGTCTCATCTATATATTGTGAGTAAGTAACTAAGAGTTTAGTCAGTACTGGGTTCGTAATGTCATTAAGCTCTTTAGTCAGCTTAGACACAGGCACACCTAAACTATATAGTTCATGCAGCTCTTTTAATAGTGGTTCTGGTATTAGTCGTCGTTGTTTCTTGCTTGGTGTTGTCATTTTTATCTCCTGGTTAGTCTTTAATATATAGTAAACGGTATCTTGCATCTTCCGTGGAAGTCTCTACGCCTAACAAGCCACCTTTAGTGAATAATGTGACTGCTCTTTTTATTGTGGATAGTGAAGTGTCGCTAAAATACGAATGAGCTATTATGTCTGTTATTGTTGTGCGCCCTGATGCAGCGATATACTCAAGTATAGCCCATTCTGTATTAGTTATTTTAGTTTGTGGATATAAGGTCTCTTTTTTCTTAAGTTTAAGCCTTAAATCCCATGCTGCTTTTAGCTGTTGTTTTTCTGTCATTTTGTCTCCTTTAGTACGGTAAACGTAACGGTCTCTCCATTGGACCAGTTACAATGTTCAAAGGCGTCGTCTTGGTTGAAGTATTCTCTCAAGACGGCACCGTTTTCGTCACAAACTATCCATTTAAGATTAGGTCTTGCATCTGGTCTGTGCTCAGCCATGTATCCACCTCGTCTGGTCTTAATTGAGTTTGATGTTTCGATGTGCTTGGACTATATTTGTCGCTGTTACCGAACCATTCCCCAAAGTGGTATATGTACATCGGAAAATGCGCACCGTAGCTAAATACGGCATACATATCCCTAGTTACTTGCTCTCCATAGGTATTTGATCCAGTGAACTCATCGCGGTTGTTGACGTATAGTGCTGCGTCTTTGTTAGCTACTCTAATCGGCATTATAGACCTCCAAAAATACGTGATAACAGTGGCTTGCGAGCTGCTGCAATAACTAAGTGTAGCGCTTTACATAAAGTCAAGTTTTTATCTTTAGCTATCTGCTTGATATAGGCGTAGTCCGCAGCATTCATACCCGTATAATGGACCGGGCGATTAAGATTAGTTGTATACTTATACACAGCTTGTTTTGATAAGCCTATATTCTTAGCTATATTTGACACTGACATGCCTTGCGTTTTCATGTCTAGCATATCTTGCTTTTGTTTAGGGGTTATCTTTTTACCTCTCATCTTACACCTCCATTGTAATTGTTGCCTGAACTGTGCCACCAAGCGCGTCACTTATGCGTACATTTATAGTATCTTCTAAGTCGTTTGAGTTGTTATACTCTTTAAGAGCATCATCAACTATCTCTGTCACTTCATCAGATAAGCTATAGTCTCTGAACGACTCAACGGCGCTCTCTGCTTTCTCTTCTGCAATTGTCTCATAGTCATATCTAGCGTCAGATATTTCAACCTCAATTTTCTCCTCGAGGTCGTCTCGCAGCTCATCAAGCTTTGCGTCAATCATCTGGCCAACTAAACTATCTAGTCCTTGGTTTTTATATTGCTCGAAGGCGTTAAACAGCGCGCTTTTGCGTTGTTGCTCGGCCTCAAGCTCTTGTTTTAAGCTTGCGACCTGGTTTTTAAGGGTCGCAATATCAGGTGTTTCTACTGCTGCGTCTAGCATAGTATTTATCTTTCTTATCTCGTTCATAGTGCCTCCATGGCTTTATTTATTATTGTGAATAACTATACCTTTATATACCTTCATCGGTTTTCCAGTATAGTCAGTTAAATGTGTGTCACTGTTTAGGGCAAGCATGTCGCCTTTGTCATAGTCCCACACGCGGTCTTGACCTATATAAGGGGCCACTTTTACAGGGCGGTCGTTTACATATTGAGTATAGTACTCTCGGTCAGGATTCTTGAAAGTTAATGATGGGCATTTACCATCGTGGTCTGTATTTATATAGTAGTTATTTGCTGTCATTTTTACCTTCCTTGTTTTTACTAATATAGTTAAAGAGATCAGCAGTTTCAGTCGCTGCATATCTCTCTATATGGACTGTCTGGCTGGAGCTGAGGTTACCAACGAGCTCTGTGCCATTCTCAAGGTATAAAGCTATATATTCTGGCGTGATTCCGACGGTGTGGCCATCTTGCTCAAGGGTGACTCTTACCTTGTGCTTCATGTTATTGCCGTCACTGATGATAGCTATATATTTTTGGTAGCCTTTGCGAGTGAACTCAGTTGTTACTGGCTCTAAGCCAAGCATTTCTAAGGGGTCTAGCTCATCTATACAGCTATGGTCTTCGCAGCAATTACATTGTTTTTTAATCTCTTCCATGCTTAATGGCCTCCGAATAGTAAGAAAAATGACCCTAGCAAGACAATAGAGCTAGTTATGATAGCTATTAAAGCGTAAATGCTGAATATAACTATGTTATATATGTCTGAGTGTCTCATATCATTAGCTCCTGCAAGTCGTCTATAGCACTTATAAGGCCGTCAAAGTCCTCATTAGGACCATACATCTCAGCTGCGGCGAAGACCATGATTGGATTCACTCCATAATCTTCAGCTAATTGGGTTAAGTAGTCGTCGCGGTCTTTATAACCGTGCTCAGTATATCTATTAGTTGTTTGAGTCATTAGATTGCTCCTAGTTGGTGAAGCGCACGATTAAGAGTTACTTCTCTTTGTTCTAGTTTGTGCATTTCAGGTGTATAGGTGTTGAAAAACCCTATTAATTCTTGAAGCTCAGTGCGAACTTCGTCGCGTTCAGCTTCAAGGTCAATCATTTTCATGTATTGTTGCTTGGTCATATTTACTCTCCTATGAGTTATATTGTTTGTAATAAGCTTCTATAATAGCCTCTATCTCTTCAGAGCATTCTTTAGAGCAATGCGCTACTATCTCAAGCCATGTTTTCTGCATTCGTTGATTATCACGCTCACCTATGAGCTGCAGAAAGTCCTCATAAGTAAATTCAAAAATTAGTTTTCTCATACTATTTGCTGCGAAGCCTTTTTTTAAGATTGAAAAATATATTATAACGCGATAAAAATAAAATTAATATTAAGATTTAAAATTAAAAAGTATGTGGGTTTTTAGCTAAACTAGTTTGTTTTTGAGGGGGAAAAGAGAGAGGGAAATATTAACCTACTATGTTTGTCAAGTATCCAATTGACTGTTTTTCATACAGTTTTGGCCTAAGTGCTTGATTTAGCTGGGAAAATTTTGTGTCTAAAATAAGAAAGTCATGCGCCGCAAGGCCTGCAGCTTACTTAAAAATTTAAAATAAGAAAAAAAGCTAGTTTTTAGCCTCTGGGGAATTCGAAAAATCCAAAAAATCCGATTTCCCCGTATTCGCGTAATTTTATAGTAGTTTATTTGAATTATAAATACTAGACTTTATATACTTTTAAATAGTAAAAATTTTTTTGGATTTTTTGGATTTTCCCACCAAGTACATTAGCTCACTCTCAAGCAAATAGCTTAATCCTTAAAGCACGTTAAAGCCAACCACCAAACAATAGCGCAGCTCAACCAACTGACATTCAGCCTAAAGCCTAAAACAATCCAAATATCTCCAAATCTCGCCGATTTCAGGATCTTTCGCCGCAACCCTGATAATCCTATCAATAGCATTAAAAAGTCCTGAATTTGGCAGAATTTGGAGTCTTATTTTTTCAGAATCCTAAGGGTAAAGCTGAATAGTATCCACTATCGCAGAGAATAAAAAAAGGCCGCGAACCTTAACAGCTCGCGGCCTTCTTATAATTTGCTTTACAGTTATTTTTTAACTATTCAACAATCTCTGCACGCTTTTCCTCGATTTTTCTCATGTGCTCATTAATCTCTTCTGCAGGTACTTCGCCAACAGCAACCTGCTTTAACAGCATTTCGCGGTGTTTTTTCGCTCTGCGGTTTTGCTTAGTCCAGTGCGATACCCCCATTTTGCACATCGTATTAAAACCCGTTGCAGTATTAGCTTTTACACCATAAGCGTGCTCGCTAAGCTTTTCCCAACGTTTATGATAATAGCAAAAAATCTCAGTAACTTCGCCTTTGTCATTTGTCTTAAATGTCGTATTAGCTTTCTTAGCGCTAGCCAGCTCTTTGGCTTCCTCTAAAATGCTTGCTACTTTCTTATTCGTATTTGCTTCTAATAGCTCAATTATCTCTTTGTATGCTTTCTTAATAGTCATAGTATTATCCTTAGTTGTTTAAAAAATGCCGCAGCAAAATTGCGTTGACATGAGCATATTATAACGCATATTTAAAAGATTTAAAATTAATTCTAAAAATAAATAGTACACTTGCCGAATGTCACTACTATCTAGGTGAAATATTTTGCTCTTAGTAGATATTAATAATAGTTACTCAAAAAACAGTGATCACCGGCGGAGGGGCCGGGTAGGGACCAGACGGCCCCTGCTTATTAATTAATACATCGTAGTATTTCTTGGATTCCATTTTTTCCAATGTAATAAATGTATTAAATTTAATACTCACAGAGCCAACCCATCAACAACATTACTGCGTCGGAACCTAGTTATCTTATCTTTGCTTTGCTGTTTGGAATATGCGCCAACAGCCATGTAACGTATCGCGTCAGCACCATGAGAGAAGTCATCATGTAGCGGCTTATTCTTCCATACGCCAACACGGTCGTCCCACTCTTTAGAATAATTCTTAAGACACGTAATCAGGTACTCACAACGAGGGTCCACCCATAAATTAGGTATTACACGTCGGACCGCCTCGATCCCATCATTAATAGCTATACGAGGTAACACCTTAGTTTGCCGAACACCTAGCTCACGAAGGCGGTGTAATCTGCTTTTACCCGTTGAAAGCTCTTTAACCTTGACATCATGGGGTAGTATAACAGTACCTATGTTATAGCCACGGTTAAACATAACCTCAACATAGTGCGCAAGACCTTCACCCGAGTTCTGATACTCATCGATAATTCTGAACTCTTCATTGTGCGCCTGGAAGAACACAAGGACCGTATCATCGTTCATACCCAGGTCAATTGCTACGTCCACATCTAGGTTTGAATCATAGATACCAGACACCTCACGTTTATACTTGAGTACATAGTTCCTGTAAAGGCTAGCATAGTAAGCACCATCGCGGGAAGCTCTGAACGCCTCATCAGGCGTAGAAGGGTACTCTTGGTAAATATCATCACCGAGCTCTCTATACTGAGAAACCCAGAACCACTGCTGCTCAGGTTCCACAACCACATTTAGTTCAGCTTCCAGCCCTGAGAAATATTCAGCTTGCTTAGGCGATATAGGTTGCTCTATATCGGTACGGCAGTCACGGTCACCCAACCAAGAAAGGAATACCGGGAAGAAATCTTTGGGGGAGCGGCGACCATGGAAGTCACTAGCCGTGTCCCACATTGTCTTGAATTCGTTATTGCCCTCAGCAGTCGACTCAATAACAACAGTATTACCCGCACTAATCGCTTGAAGAGTACCCGTCTTCGTCTCTTTAGCTTTCTCAGGGTACTTATTAGCGATTTTACCGAATTCAGAGATATGTAACCTCTGCAGCGTGGTGGAACGGAAAGACGTACGGATAAATATCTTAGACTCATTACTCAGTCCGAATTCTTTAGTATTATTTTGAATAAGCTCGATACTCATGAATTCTTTAACTGGTTTAGGTAACGCATCCCAGGCAAGTTTCACACGAGTAAGTAGTGTTGATGCCTCATCAGCACCCTGGGCCATAAGACCGACATTTAGGTCAGGGGTAAAAATTGCGTCATCAAAGAACGACACAAGCCACAGCGTTGAGATACCCTGCTGCCTTGACTTGAGAATAATAAGACGTGGATGCTTAAGTGACGCAGCATAAACAGTATGCTGTGAAGGGTTCATGACAAAGGGGATACGCTGACCGTCCTTATTAACAATTGTATATAGATTATTTAAACGCCATAGCTTGGAGGTTAAATATTTCTTGATGAACTCTGTATCACTAGTTGGGTTTGCCGTAAAAATTTCTTGATACTCACTAATAGTAGGATATAGCTCAAGAAGTTTATCTACAGATATACTTAGGTCATTCATAACTAGCTAGTCCTTGAAAAGAGTCTGGAAAGTTGACATAGCTGAACCGTCCATATTATTCTGGTTTAGTACATTAATATTAGTTGCTCCTTTGTTAAAGAAGGACGTTTGTAGCTTTGTCAGTGCATCTGCTAGTAAGCTGATATCTCTAGCTTCAATACCAGGACGGTTTGTAGCCTCAGATATCTTCGCTGCTAACTCCTTAGCAGCATCTTGGACCTTAATATTTAGTAGTTGCGCGCCTTCGATTTTGCCTTCGGTTGCTTCGACAAGAGCTGCTGTCTCATCACCTAAGAAAGCAAGGTCTTCTTTGGCTTGTTCAGCTACGCGGTGGACTACTACACTATCCACATTAACAAGCGAGGCCACCTCACCATCAGCTTTAGCCTCTGCATATTCGCGACGCCACTTAAGAACAGTCGCGTAAGGTATATTTAGGTCTTCAGCTACTGTTTTAGCTTTAGTTCCTTGGTTTAGCTTAGCAAGTACATCTACTTTAATCTCTTCACGAGTAGGAGTGCTCATTACTTGCTCTCCTTAGCTACATACGCCTTAAGTGCTTGGAGAACGATAAAACTGAATGTTTGACCATTACGTATAGCTTCGAGTTGTATTGTTTTAACTAATTTTAAGGTACTTGTGTCAGTAGGCTTAACTGAAAAGCTGAATGTGCGCATGTATTTGCTCCAATAGTGTATTAAATTTATTAAGTTTATATTATACGTTAAAAAAAGCTCCACTAGTATGTAAATGTAGTATAATAAAAGCAAATTTATAGGAGAAAACCCATGAGCAATCCAGAAACTGCTGCTGCTCAAGATCCTAATGAGCAGCAGAAAACTAATAAGGAATCTTTCCAAGAACAGGTAACTTCCGCGTTAAATGAGCTGAAAAAAGATGACGATACAGGTAAGTATGTTTTTCCTGAGGACTTATCCGATGAAGTTCGATTTGCTGCAGATGCTGAAAGGCGTCGCAGGGATACGCAAAGCGCGTATTCAAAAAACCAGCAACAAGTGAAAGCACTTGAGGCTGAGAACGAGAAGCTAAAAGCATTAGCTACTAGTTCAGTAGGTCTAAGTTTGACTGAAGATGAGAAAGAAGAGCTTGATGAACTTAAGTTCTCTGACCCAGAAGCATGGCGAGCTAAGATGAATGATCTAGATAGTAATAAAGCAAATAGTTTAAGTACTCAGTTTGAAGAAATTTCTACTGAAGCAGGCAAAGCTGCGGAGCTTGAGAGGCGAGAACAGTTATTAACGGCATACAATGCTCAGCACCCAGGCGCTGAATTAACAGATGACGTGATAGCTAATGATATTCCTCCGAGGATTACAAAGAGGCTTGAAGATGGCGAGATTTCTTTTGAAGACTTCCTAATAGAGGTCAATAATTATTCAAAAGACTTTAAAGTCGGACAAGAATCTTTAAATAGCCCAACTAATATGGGTAATGTAGGCGGTGGTAGTACAGTATCAGAAGCTTCGGCTAAAGAAGATATAGTTCTGTCATACGCGAATGAAATTTTTTAATCAAGGAGCAAAATAATGGGAGCAGTTTCATTAACTTCAGATCTTAAGCGCAAAAAGTGGATGCGTGAAGGTCTAATTCAAGCAGCTTCAAAATCTTTCTGGACACCTTTGACTGGTTCTTCTAAGGACTCAATTGTTTTCCAGGCAAATAATAGTAACGCGGCTGATGGCCACACTGTTGTATTTGATTTTGATGGCAATATTTCTAACAAAGCAATTAAAGGTAAGGATACAGCTTACGGTAAAGGCGAGCAGAAGCGTAAGTTCTCTGACAAGCTTACTGTTGACCGTTACCGTTTAGTTGTTGATAACGGCGATGATTTTGACGCAGTTGACGTTGGTGATTTATCACTAGCACAGCACTCAGATTCACGTGCTAAATTAGGTGATTTGTTCACTCGTTTTAAAGACCAAGCGTTATTCGATTCAGCACAAGGTACTGCAGGTCAAACAGCATCACATGTTATTGACTTAGGTACTACCTTTACATATAACAATCTATTAGACATTGAGAAGATTCTTAAAACCTCTAACGGTTTTACTACAGGCTCTACTCGTCGTCCATTAGATCCTTTCATTACATCTGAAGGACGTCCGATGTGGATTTTTGTTGTTGACTCAGCAATGGCTAACATCTTACGTCAAGATACTTCGGGTTATCAAACTATTGTTCGTAACGCAGATGTGCGTGGTAAAGACAATAGATTGATTAAAGGTGTAATTGGTCAACTAGGTAACTTAATGATTGTAGAAGCAGACCAATTCTTTGGTTCTACTACTGGTTCAACTCTAGGTTGGGGCTTAGATGCTTCAGACATTGAGATTGCTGGTCTACGTCAGTACGCAGGTTCAGACCCTGCAACAGCAACATGGACTGGTCAAGCAGGTTTTGACTATTCACATGCTAACTTGCACTCTCGTGGCTTAATTATGGGCGCAGGTGCACTTCAACTAGGTTTCGGTAAGATGCCAGACTATAAATTCCAAGAGTCTTCTGACTTCGGTATTAAGTCTGAGTCTGCACTAGAAGTTTGGATGAATTCACAAAAGACTAACATGACTGCAGAGCACTCAGACTATGAAGCAGCGAAAGTTGCAAGCTTAGACTATGGTGTAGTAGCTGTTGATCTTGAAGTTCAATAGGAGTAGATAATGGCAACAGTAAATCTAACAAGAAAAGTTAAAAACGCAGAGAAGAAAAATATCTGCGTTGCAGCAGCAACAGTAGCTTACACTGATATTCCAGGTACTGACAACTATGAGTTGTTCACTATCCCTGGTGATTGTGTTATCACAGGTGTAAGAACTTATGCTGAGACAGCAGGTCAAACAGGCTTAACAGCTGACATTGGCTATGCAGGTGGCACAGAGCTTAAATCAAACGCAGACTTAGACGACACAGCGCCTAAGTTCGACGCGGTTCTTTTAGCTTCAGGTACTGGTAAAACAGTAACTATTAAGCCAGATGCAGCACCTACTGCTGGAAAATTCCACGTTATGGTTGAGTACATTGAGTACACACGCGGTAACGGTGAATATTCAGAGTATAGCGCTAACTAATAGTGTTAATCAAAGCTAGATGTTTTAGAACGTCTAGCTTTTACTTACACTACGTAATAATCTACCTTTTGGAGTTTTATGGCTACTCGTATAGATAATATTCTTATCAATGCAAGAGATTCTCTTTCTGACCCTCAGGGTGATCGTTGGACAGACCAACGACTACTTCGCTTAATTAATGAGGCACAAGAAACTATAGCTTTAAAAGGTAGATTATTACGCACTTCAACTACTGGAACAATCGTCTCAGGAACAGCAACTTATACTGCTCCTTCTGATTGTGCAACAGTGTTAAGGATAGTTATTAATAATCAGAGAATCGATGAGCTAACTCATGAAGAGTTAGACGATACCGAAGGAGCTTGGGAAGATGATACAGGAACTGATGTAGCTGGAGTTGTATTTGATAAGTCAAATGCAGATAAATTCCTCTTCTACCCTATTCCTACTAATCCTACCTATACTTCTTACAAGATTCAATATCTAAAGGTACCAGCTGAAATATCTAAAACTTCAGATAATTTAGAGATTCCTAAGATTTTTGATAAAGCGATAAAGCATTTTGTTGTAGGTTCAGCCCTACGCGATGACCAGGATACCCAAAGTAGAACAGTAGGTAATGAAGAGTTATCTCTTTATGCTGTTGAACTTAACGAAGCTATGAAGCTAAGTGGTATTAATTTTTCTAAGAACGCGTTTCGTTCGACTCAATATAGAGGATTTGAATAATGAGTGAATTTTCCAACTATTTAGAGGATAAAATCCTCGACATTACGCTAAAGAATGGTACTACTTACACGGTTGGTACAGCTTATTTAGCTTTATTTACAACAGACCCTACAGACGCAGGTTCTGGTACTGAATGTTCATATACTGGCTATGCTAGACAGTCGATGGCTTTTGGTACTATTTCAGGAGGTTCAGTAAGCACGAATGCTACGATTAACTTCCCAGCTTTAGCAGGTTCTGATATTACTGTAACACATATTGGTATATTTGATGCAGCTTCAAGCGGCAATTTGCTTTACCACACTGTTTTAGATGCGTCTAAGACTTTGCAAGCAGATGACATCATGAGCTTTGCTTCAGGTGGTGTTACTGTAACAGTTACATAATAGTTTAGTATGAACTTTGCACCTTTAAACGCAGTTGGGCTTAATGTTAGCTCAGCAGTTGTCCCAGTATTTGGTACAGCTAGTATTTCAGGTGTTGGTGCTGTATCAGCTGCAGGTAAAGTAGCTACGATATGGGGTACAGGTGGTATTGCTGCTTCGGCATTAATATCAGCAGATGGTACTAGATATGCTTACGCTGATGGAGCAATAACTGCTTCAGGTGCGTCGATAAGCTTTAGTTCTAGATATGCTAGAGGCACAGCAGCTATATTAGGTACTTTATCGATAACTGGTACTGGTATTAAGTATAGACCAGGCCTTGGTACTGTAACAGCAAGTGCTGCAGTAACTTCCGTAGGCACAAGGTATGCTTATACTGACGGAGCTATTGTGGGTAGTGCTGAATTTGTACCGAATTGGGTGCTTATTAATGCAAGTGAGCCATCAACAAGGGTAGTAAGTTTAAACGCAGATGAGAGGTCAATTCGGATTAATCCGGAGACATAATTAGATATGAATAGATATACTAAACAAGTTTCAGAGAAATTAGACTATGAAGTAGACCTAACTGCATGGTTACCAACAGGTGACTCAGTAATTAGTACAACTGCTACAAGCACACCTGCAGGCGATGCAGAGAATCCAGGGTTAACAGTAGGTATTACAGGTGAAACAACAAGTAACCCGAAAATATGGCTTTCGGTGGGCACTGACGGCGTAGAATACCAAGTAACAGTTGTAGTTACTACTAATACTGGTAGAATTAAAGAAATTGACTTTAAATTAAAGGTGGTTAACTTATGAGTTATTCCAATAATGTAAAATCCACATTAAATGCTGCAGTATTAGCTTCAGCAACATCGGTGCAAGTTGTTAAAGCTTCGTCACCATATAATGATCCTCCTACGTCAGGGAACTTAACTTTAATGGACAACTTGGCTAGTCCGTCTAAGATTGAGATTATTACTTACACAGGTAGAACAGATAATACTACTTACTGGACTTTAACAGGTGTTTCTAAAGGTCAGGACGGTACTTCAGACCAAGCATGGAGTTCTGGTGACAATGTGTTTCAATCATGGATAGCTTCAGATGCTAATATTGCGGTAGATAGCATTACTGATAAAGGCTTATATGAACACGCTAATACAATTAGTGCAAACTATACAATCACTAGTGGTAATAATGCTCTTACTGCTGGTCCTATTACAATTAACACAGGAGTCTCAGTCACAGTACCTACTGGTTCGACTTGGGTGGTA